CTCCGGCGATACTGTGATCGGCCAGTGTGCCTATATTCGTGCCAGCGCAAAGGAACTGGAAGAAATGACGGCGGATCACCTGCGGGAATTTGCCGAAAACCGCGTGGAAGGTTCCGGCTATAACTGGGTTTCCATCATCGTTACGGGCGGCAATGGCATCTGTTTTCCCGGCTCTGATACCACATTTGCGATATACGGAAAATTGGATGAAGAAGGTATGCTGGAAGAAACTATAGGCACTTGGACGCAGCAAAGTGACGGAAGTTATATTTATAGCGAAAACTAACAAAATCGGCCCCGGCTGCGCTTCACCGCGCCGCCGAGGCCTTTGCAGTAGTCCTATTGCACCAGATACAACAATACCGCTGCGGCTTCATTGTAGCACACGCGGCGGGGAAATGGCGGGCAATCTTTCCCGATCGGCCCAGAAGAAAAAACCACCAGCAGGCACGCCGCCCGCTGGTGGTTCGCTTATTTCCCTATCATAATTTCCGCCCGCTCAATTTCCAGCAGCTTTTCCATAACGCCCCGTGGCGTTATTTCTTCCGATTGAATGAAGTATGAAAGCCGCCCCGGTACAAACTCTCTTATTGTCAGTATTGCCGCGTCTTTCCCTTTGTATCTGAAATAATACCGTGTTTCCGGGCCGCCTGGCCCTTGTATGGTCAGTTCCCCATCTTCCTTTTTTGGTGTGTCGCTTCCCACAATTGCCCGCCACACCGCTTCAACGATCCTGTTTTCCTGTTTCTCCACGGCTTCCGCCAGTTTCAGCAGTTCTTCCGCCGTCTGTTCCATCACGCTTCCCCCTGTTCCAGTTTCATTTCCTCCCCCATATCCCGCGCATACTTTTCCCGAACGGCATCCGCCACATAGGCGTTAAAGGACGTATACCCGGCCCGCTCGATCGCTTCCCTCATACGTGCTTTCATGCCTTTAGGCAAGGCCAGTTCCATTCTGTCATACACCTTATCGCGGTATTTCTTCTTTGCGGCTGTAGCCGCCGCCCCCCTGGGCGTAGGGTATTTCTTTTCATCAGCCATAAAAAGGCCCCCTTTCCACTGTCCCACATTATAGCACACTTTGCACGTTTACGGTAGTATAAATATTGCACAAAAATACGGTAGTATATTTGTGCATCTTTCAGCGGGATTTCCCTTGACGTATTTGTGTTACGGTAGTATAATATAGACAGTTAAGGGAAGCACAGCCGCCCACCTGCCGGGGCGTTAAGAATACGGCGGGGGCCAACCTTACGGGCCGACACGCAAAGGGGGCCGACACGGCAAGCAATCCAAAATATTTTATAGGGGGTCTTCCTTATGTTGAATCTTACTTCTATCCGTACTCTTACCAATCACGGTTACGATATGCCCGCCATTCTGGCCGCTGTTCACGCCGCCGAAACTAACGGAAGCACCGATCTGGACGGCTGGACGATCCGGTACAACGATCGCGGCGAAATGATCACTGTTCACCCCAGCTGGTGCGGGATCTATGTTGGGGACTACAGCGCCCACATTATCTTCCAGAAGAACATTTCTTACACGTTCAGCAGGTACGGCTTTATGAACGCAAAATACCGGGACTTGCCCGCCGTCCTGGAAAAGCTGGACGCGGCCAAAACTAACGGCTTCATTCTCTGTGAGTGCTGCGCCTGCGATTTTCCCCGCCGCAAAAAGCAGGTTGAAAAGCTGGGCTACACCGTCCACCGCTCCAATATTTCCGCCTGCAAAACCGATATTTCCACCTGCTGTTTCCTGATTGCTTAACCGCCGCCGCCCCGGCCACGCTGGCCGGGGTTTTCCTTTTGCTTCCGCTTGTGTTACGGTAGTATAAATATTGCACAAAAATACGGTAGTATATTTGTGGATCATTTTGGCGTTTCCCCGGTTGACTTTTCCTTGTTACGGTAGTATAATAAGCACAGTTAAAGGAACAAACCAAAAACACAAAACGGGGGTTACGAAAATGAAGGTAGCAAACATGATTCTTGAACAGCTGGGCGGGCAGAAGTTCCTTGCAATGACCGGGGCCAACCACCTTGTAGCGGACGGGAACACGCTGCGCATGGCGCTTCCCAAAAACGCCAGCAAGGCCAACCGCCTGTATATCACCCTGGACGCTACGGACACGTACACGATGCACTTTTTCAAGTACACCGCCGGGCATCTTAACAAGAAAACTTTCGCCTGGATTGAAGACAAAACGGTTGAAGTTCGGACAGCCAGCGGCGTTTTCTGTGACAGCTTGCAGGCCATCTTCACAGAAGTAACCGGAATGTATACGCACCTGTAAGAACCACCGCCGGGCGGCCCAGCCGCCGCCCGGCTCCATCAAAAGAAGGGAAGGTAAAGCACAATGAAGATCGCGGAAAACTTTGATCAGTTCGTGGAGCGGGTTTCAGAAGCTGAAAGAACCGTTTTGAACAGCCCCGCCGGGCAGGCCCTTACAGAAGAACTTCTGCAAATGAAACTGGCCCAAAATCCGAACATGACGGCGGAAGAATGGGCGCAAACCAAAAGTGAATTTATGACGTTTCTTTTCGCTATGTTCGTGAAGGAAACGCCGGAAGCAATGAAGGAACTGGGCGGCCACGTCTGGAACGCATTGCAGGAAGCCCCGTAAAGCCCCCAGGAACGCAAAGAAGCCCGCAGAAGGTAATTACACCCCCTGCGGGCTTCCGTGCGTCCTGGCACTGTCTATGGCCCACCCTGCGGGCTTTTATCCGTTCGCGCCGTCCTGCTGTTCGTTCCGGGCCGCCTGGCCGCCCTCCACGATCGCAACGTCAACGCCAGCCGCCGCCGCTTCCGCCGTGGCCGCGTCTACCGTGCCCACTTTCAGCCCGGCTTCATCATAGGCGTTTACGCTGCCGTCCGGGTTCGGTTCCAGCGCCCCTTCCGGCACGTTGTCCGTGGCAACCGCCACGCCTGGCGCACCCGCCGCCGGGCCGGGCACGTTAATAACCACCGTTGACGCTTCCGCATACTTCCGCTGTCCGATCTCATAATAGCGGGCCGCGCTGGCCGCCTGTGCGGTTTCCTGCGGCTGCTGGGCTTCCGCCGCGCCCTTCATCATGTTTTCATATGCGGCCTGGGCAATGGCCCGCAGTTGGTCTTCTGTCACGTCCCACCCGGCTTCTTTGGCAACGGCTTTCAGCTGTTCCACAACCATTTCCATTTTTGCCGGGCCGCTGTCCTGCTTGCGGAACTCCCGCGCCCAGACAACGAACTTGTCAGCCCACGCGGCCAGCTGCCGCAGTTTGTCCGCAACGCTTTTGGGCACGTTCGGAAAAATGAACTTGCCCAGCAGGAAGCCGCCGATCGAGATCAGCAGAAGCACCGCGTTATAAATAATGTTTTCCATGGTTTTTCCGTCCTTTCAAAAGTCAGATTTTCTTACAGAAGTCCAGGGAGATCCAGCCCGCGCCGGACTTCAATTTTCCCCACGCGGAAGCGCCGGGGCCGCTGCGTACCTCCACAATGGTATAAACGCCCGGCTTTATGTACCCCTTGCGGGCCGTGTTCGTGCCCGGCCCCGTCCTGATATTCAGATCTGCCGCCGAAACGCGGACTTTGAACGGAACAGCCCACGCTTCCGGTGTCTGCGGTTTCGTGGCCGGGGTCTGCCCTGCATCAGCCGCGCCCAGCCGCTTGTTTACCTGGGCCGCAATGTCCCCCATTCGGCTATAGAGGTATTCTCCAGGGCACGCCTTGTTTGCATAGTCCCGGTGTACGGTCAGGTTGCACCCGTTCTTGTGGTTCACGCGGTCAGCCTTTTGGGTTGACCATACCAGTTTCCCGATCCCGTTCCGCCTGCAAATGTCCGCCACAAGGTCAATCAGGGCCGCATATGCCTGATCGGTCACGGCGTAAGGGTGTACGGTATCGCTGGCAACCTCGATCGTAACGGCGCGGTTGTCGTTCGCCGCGCTGGAACTGCACCAGCTGCGGTTTGCTTCCTCCACGCACAGCCCGATCTTTCCGTCCTTTGCCACAACGTAGTTGCAGGACGCTTGCCGCGCTGTGTTCTGGAATACCTCACAGCCCCTTTCCACGGTCACTTGCCCGACAAAGCAATGGATCGTGATCGTGTCGATCTTGTTCTTTCGCGGTTTATTGCAGTTTGGGGACAGCTTGGTATAGGCCACAAGGGCGCTGTTTGTGTATCCCACTTTGTTTCCCGCTCCCTTCTTTCCGTATTTGTCAAAGTATCCCTGCCCATAGGCGGCCCGGCGGGCCAGCGCTTCCGCACTTTGGTTCGCCGGGCGCTCAAATTTCAGCATGACGGCATCAGAAGCCGCCCGGACTGTCTGGGCCGTTTTCAGCGTGTTATACACCGCCGCAAAACTTTCCCGCAGTTCTTTGACCAAAAAGGCCAGCTGCGTTTCCAGATCGCCCACAGACTTCCCCGCCGCCCGCGCATAGGCCAGAAGGGCCGCTTTGCGCGTGCTGTACGTCCACTGGGCCAGCCCATACCCGGCCTTGTCCCCCGCAAAATTTGTATAAGCGCCGCTGTCCACCGCCGCCGTGTATTCGGCATCGGTATAGCCCAGCTTCTTTTCATAGGTATTTTGCAGGTTCTGCGGATTCAGCCCGCTTTCCGCGTACAGATTGCCCATAAGCCCGGCAACGCCGCAAGCGTTGAAGCCTGCGGCGGTCAGGTAGTTCCAGATCCTTT